TCCGCAGGCTGTTCGACGGCCGCACCGACCCATGGCGCGTCGCCCTGTTCGGCCTCTACTTCTTCAAGGACATCATCCGGGGCGAGTGGGTGCCGGACTTCCACCTCGAGCTGATAGCCTTCTACTTCGCCGACAGCCACGGGGTCGCCATGGAGCCGCGCGGCTTCGCCAAGACGACGTGGTGCAAGATATGCGCCGTCTACGAGATAGTCACGGCCAAGAGGGGCGCCGAGCCGTTCATCCTCTGGGTCGGCCCGACCAAGGACGACGCCAAGGCCTCCCTAATCGGCATCAAGGACGAGCTGGAGAACAACGACCTGCTCCGGGCGGTCTACGGCGACATGGTGGGGCGCGACAAGTGGAGCGACGGCCTCATGGTCACCTCCAACCGCTGCATCGTCATGGCCCGAGGCCGGGCGAAGGGGCGCGGCGTGAACTACCTCAACCGCCGCCCGACCCGCGCCCTGCTGGACGACATCGAGGACGATCAGAGCGTGAAGAACCCCGCCCTGCGCGAGGAGACGTTCCGTTGGATAACCCGCGTCGTCATTCCCGCCCTCGGTCGGCGCTCCGGCAGGCACGGCGGCGTGATGAAGATGATCGGCACCTACATCCACGAGGCGGCGGTCGTCGGCATCATGCACAAGCGCTACGGCGGCCCGCTGCGCCGGGCGATAGAGGACGGCAAGGCCCTCTGGCCGGAGAACTTCCCCATCGAGGTGCTGAACCGCATCAGGGACGGCTACCTCGACGGCGAGAGCGGCGAGTGGAAGGACGGCATCGGGACGTTCGCCTTCGCCAGCGAGTACATGAACGACCCGAAGGACAAGGCGTCGATGACCCTCGACCCTGACAAGCTGACGGCCGCCATGTGCCGCCCCCCGACGGGCACGGTGCTGGAGGTCGCCATCCACCTAGACCCGAAGGCCGGCCAGAGCAAGATGTCTGACGAGTGGGTCGTCACGACGGTCGGCAGGCCGCTCCGCTCGAACCACAGGTACGTCATCGAGCAGGTGGCAGGCTCCGACCCTTCCCCGAACGAGCAGCTGAAGCAGCTCATCACCGCGTACCGCAGGATGAGGGCCGACCCGCTCATGCGCGTGCAGCACGTCACGGTCGAGGTCGTGCTCAACCAGACGGCCATCTACCAGAACTTCCTCGACTGGAAGGCGCGGCGCCTGAACCTCTCGGTGCCCGGCAGCCCCTTCGACGAGGACGACAGAAACGTGCCGATAGGCCAGTGGAGCCCGGCCGGCAGGGACAAGCTGGAGAGGCGCAACCTGCTCGACCCGGACTTCCTCGCCGGCTTCATCCACCTGACGCCCGAGATGGACGCCTGCCGCGACCAGCTGTGCATGCTCGGGCTGACATCGCTGGAGCACGATGATAGGGCGGACAGCCTCATCGCCGCCTGCCTGCTGCTCGGCAAGAGGCCGGAGCAGAAGGCCGAGGAGGCCAACCGCACCGGGGGGACGGAGGACAGGGGGGTTACGGCCGGGCTGCTCGGCAGGACTTACTAACGCATACCTATGCCACAAAACACCGATAACCAGCCGGACGTCGGCAAGATGTCTCTCGACGAGCTGACAAAGACGCTCGGCAACCCCGGCACCAAGCGGTACTCGGGCTACTTCTACACCGACTACGACCAGGCATGGAACCGCCGCGAGCGCGCCGGCATCATCGAGGAGATGCGCCGCGGCGACGCCGACGTGAAGGCCGCCCTCAAGGCCCTCAAGGTGCCGCTCCTGTCCGCCCAGTGGCGCATCGTCCCGAAGGACGAGACGGAGAAGGCCAAGGAGGTCGCCCTAGAGGTCGAGCGCCAGCTGTTCGGCATGGAGCGCGAGTGGCCGGAGTTCCTGCGCGAGGCGCTGGCCTTCCTGGACTTCGGGCATTACGCCTTCGAGAAGATCTGGCGCATCGTCGACGGAACGGTGGAGCTTGCCGACCTCTCCCCCCGCACGCCCCGCTCCATCCAGGCATGGAGGCTTGCGGACGGGCGCAAGGGCATCCAGCAGGTCATCGAGAACGACGATGTGAAGGGCACGAACATCCTCGAGACCCCCCTTGAGAAGCTCCTGCTGCTGACCAACGAGCGCGAGGGGGACGACCTCATCGGCCAGTCGGTCATGCGCGCCGCCTTCAAGCACTGGGACATCAAGAACATGCTCTACAAGATCCAGGCCATCAGCTGCGAGCGCTTCGGCGTCGGCATCCCGGTGGCCAAGATGGGCGCGCAGATGGGCGAGGAGGAGAAGGCCGAGACGGCCAAGGTCCTCAAGGGCCTGCGCTCGAGCGAGAAGGGCTACGTCATCCAGACCCAGGCCATCGAGGAGCTGCGCATCATGACCCCGGAAGGCAACCCGCAGGCGGACATGATACAGGCGGCCATCGACCACCACGGCCGCAAGATCTACTCCTCGGTGCTGGCGACCTTCATGGACCTCGGCGGCGGAAAGACCGGCAGCTTCGCCCTGTCCAAGGACCAGTCCTCGTTCTTCGAGAACGCCCTCAAGGACGTGGCGCGGTACGTCGCCGGCCGCATCACCCGCGACGTCATCCGCGACATCGTGCGCTTCCGCTTCGGCGAGGGCGCACCCTGCCCCAAGCTGGACTTCGGCCGCCTCGGCGACTTCGACTGGCAGGAGATGTCGGCGGCCCTCTCCGACCTGACGTCTGCAGGCCTGCTGGACGCCACCCCCGAGGTCAAGCGCCACGTGCGCGACACCTTCGGCCTTCCCGCCATGACCGACGAGGAGCTGGAGGCAGAGCGCGACAAGTCCGTGGCCGACGACGTGGACGCGGCCACCAAGCCCGTCGGGGAGGAGCCAGTATGAGCGAGCTGACCAGGCGCGACCTGCGCCGCACGGTCGCCCAGATGAGGCAGAAGCCCCAAGAAAGCCTCACGGAAGCCATGTCGTTGGCCCGCATTGCCGCCCTGGACGCGCGGATAGGGGTCAAGATGGGTAAAGTGACCTCTCCCGATAAGCTGGCCGTCCTGGAGGCTCACAGGGCCAAGCTGGCCGAGGCCCGCGCGCGCCTAGAGTTCAGCCTTTCCGAGGCCGATCCGAAGTGGAAGCCGTGGCGGAAGCTAACCGAGCGCGAAACGAGGCACAGGGTCGACCTGCTGGCCGAGCGCTTCGGGGAAATCCGCGTCAAGCTGTCGTCGGACCTGACCGAGGCCGTGTCGGCAGAGGCGGCGCGCATCAGGGGGACGACCCTCAAGCGCCTCACGGCCGGCGACTACAAGGCGGCGGGCATCGTGAACGTGCTGGTGCGCGGATCGGCCAGGCAGGCGGTCAAGGACGCCATCGGTGCCTCGTACATGGCCGGAAAGGTGTCGGCGGCGAACAACGCCCGCATCGAGCGCCCCGCGACCCCGCAGGCGAGCGCGGCCGCCATGGCCATGGACGCCGAGAACAGGGCCGACGCGCTGGTGTCCCAGCTTGAGCACGTGGCGAGGGCGAGCGTCAGGGCGGGCTTCGCCGCCAAGGCCTCCCCGTCTGCCACGGCCGCCCGCGTTCAGAAGGACGTGGAGGCAGAGGCGAGGCGCTTCATCAGCAACCTCGCCGGCACGATACCCGGAGAGTACGTGAACCTCGGGCGCGGCGACGTGTTCGAGAGGATAAGCGACCGCATCGTGGCCTACGAGCGCACGGAGGTCATCGACGCGGCCACCTGCGAGACGTGCCTTTCTCTGGACGGCCGCGTCATCGCCCCGGACGACCCGTTCCGCGCCATGGACATCGTGCACTCGAACTGCGGAGGCATCTGGCTGCCAATCTACTCTGGCGAGGCGGATATCCCCAGCCCCTCAACATGGGGACTGCCGAAGTCGATAACCTCGAAGTTCGACACGGTGGACGGCATGCCGATGGTCAACAGCTTCCGCAACATGAGGCGCCCGCTGCCCAAGAGCGAGGCGGCGAAGGCGGAGACGGTGACGCGCGGCTTCACGCCCGGCCTCATCGGCCCAGGCGCTGCCAGCCCCGAGGACATCAGGGTACAGGCCGAGAAGGTGACGGCCGAGGCCGCGCGGCAGGTGTCCGCTACCGGCATGTGGTCGAGCTTCCCAAGCTCCGCCGAGTCCGTGCCTATCAAGAGCCTGGTCACCGACCAGAACAGGCCGCCCGAGGGGTGGAAGACGCTCACCACGACCGACCGAGAGAGCGTGGACGGCATCAAGGCGGCCATCGAGGCGGGCAAGCCCCTCCCGCCGATAGAGCTGTGGAGGCAGCGCGACGGCTCGTACTACGTCATGGACGGCAACCACCGCGCCAAGGCCTACGACGAGCTGGGCATACCGAACGTCACGGCCGTCGTGCATCAGATGCCCGCGAAGCAGTAGAATGAAAAGCGAGAGGGCGCTTAGCCCCGCTAACTCACAACCGACATGGAACGCAAGGACATCGTCGTCGAGCTGCGCAACCGCGGCATCAAGTTCAACCCGGCCGCGAAGGCCGAGAAGCTGCAGGAGCTGCTTGACAAGGCCGTCGAGGCCGAAGGCAAGGGCGCCAGCGAACCGAAGAAGGGCGAACCGGCGAAGGCCATCAAGCAGCCGAAGTTGGTTGACGGCCAGGTGGCCGTGACCATCAAGAAGCCGTGCAAGGCGGCGGGCTCTTTCCGTGGCGTCGGGGAGCGTGCTATCCTTGACGCATGCCTCGCCAAGGAGTGCGTGGACGCAGGACTGGCAGAGTACGAGGGAGGAACACCCGCGCAAGCGGAACCTGCCCCGGCCGCCAGCACCGAGTCCGACACGACAGGCGAGAACGGCGCACAGGGCCCTGAGAACGCCCCGGGCGGCACGACGGAGGGGGAGCAGGAATAACCCTGCCCTTTATGCCCAACAAGAGACCGGCGACGTTCAGCACGCTCTCGGAGGTCAGACTCCAGGGCGGCGCTTCCGTCAGCGAGGTCGAGGTGCTGCGGGTCGGCGTAATCCGAGACCGCAACCTCAAGATCACCCCGGACATGCTCTCGGACTACGTGCGCAACTTCCAGGAGCGCACCTACGGTCAGGACATCCCGGTCAACCGAAGCCACGACCGCGAGGGCGAGGCTGTCGGGTGGGTGCGCGAGCTGTTCGTCAGGGGCGAGAGCCTCATGGCGAGCATCGAGTGGAATCCGCTCGGCGTCCAGGCCATCACGGACAAGGTCTTTAAATACGTCTCGTCGGAGCTGGCCCACCTGTTCACGCACCCGGACACCGGCAAGAAGGTGCCGAACGTGTACATCGGCTGCGCCCTGACGAACATCCCTGCCCTCAAGGGGCAGCGCCCGCTCGAGCTTTCCGAGTTCGAGCAGTCTAACTCACCGAACCAACACACGATGAAGAACCTCATCGCCGGGCTCAAGGCCCGCAAGGACGTGTCCCTCGCCGAGGTCACGCTCGCAAAGACGGTCCTCGCGTCATACGAGGGCGACGACAAGGCCGAGATGGAGACCGGCCTGGCCGAAGTCGAGGCCGCCGTCACCTCCCGCCTGGCCTCCCTGGCCAAGTGCAAGGAGTGCGGCGAAGGAACCCCCGCCGAGG